CCGCGTCACCGATGAAACGCTCTTAAAGGGCGTAAANACCGCACTACCTTTGATTCGAGAGATTGTCGAAGAGTTGAACGATGACAACCCCGACAACGCAAAGCAGATTAAAGAAACGTTATTAGCGTGGACAAACGAACCGCTTGCGGATTATTTAGAAACAGTCCTGGCAGAACTTGAAAGCAAGTTGGAAAACCCGCATGAGCGATTGTTAGTGGGCTTTTTGGGCGCAAATGTCATTGCAATTTTGCGACTGATGACCGACCTGGAGCCCGACAACGTGGAGCAGATTCGCAATTATTGGAAAGATGAGGACTTTGTAGCTGATGTGCAGGAGGTGTTAATCACAAACCTACTTTTGCCCGCGCTTGAAAAGAAAGGCGTAACCCCTGAAGTGCGGAATTACATCCATTCGATTGTTGATTTGACGCTGGACACGTTTGTCCGCGACAACGAAGTATAACCTACCCGACAAGGTTTTTGCATTTTTAGCCCCTGCCTGCAAAGGTGGGGGTTTTGTTTTGGGATAACTCCGCAAGTTTAGCTTTTACCGTTGCTTTTATTTCATCTACGTATTCTTCGCGCACGCGGAATGAAATGGTTTTAGTTTGGTAGGGGGCTTTTTTGCGTCCAGAGAGGGGACGTTTGCCCCCTCTCGTTTCTTTTTTTGCATTAGTCATGTTAATTATACCTTTTGGCTAACCAAAAATCAAAACCAGCTTTTTCTTCTTTTTCATCAGCCTCTTGGTTGAATTGGTTTTTCCTGTTTTCAACCCATTCTTCAATTGATTGCATTTCAGAAATTGGCAGTCCAGTTGTAGCCATCAAGCGGTTGATGAAGTTGTTGTAGCAGTTTTCGATTGTCGTTGTCATTGTTTTTGCTTTAATTGTTATTGATGATACAAAGATACAGGCTATTTTGAAAACTGCAAACTTTTTTCAATATTTTTTTTCAATTATTTTTCACCCCTACCCGCTTGGGTGGTTGTTTTTAACTGTTCGGATTTTCCGAACGGTTCAAATCTTCAACCCACACTTCGCGCACATCGCATCACCATCTTGGTCGAGGTCGCGTGTGAATTCGGCCTGTTTACAGGCGCAGTGGCTATTCGGTTTTTCCGAACGGCCTCTTTTTTGCTCCATCTCCAACGCCTTTTTTAACACCTCTACCCGCAGTTGCTCTGCTCTTTGCATGCTAATTTCATCGCGAAAACGGAGCCAAGCAATCCAAACCATTTTGTCGTAAAGGTATTGGACAGGAGAATCATAGATTTCAATTTCGTACATGATTGTTTGTTTGATTAAAAGCCCGCACCACCTGAGCGGCGCGGGCGAAATACACATGATGCCTAATGTATGCTTATCGTATTACCTTGAATCACAAATTCATCCGGTTCCAGGATTCTGCCATTCAAGCGGATCACAATTTGCTCTTTTACCAAGTTTTGGATTTTCACATAGGAATGGCCAATCGGGTCAACAAGACCAACGCGGCCAATAAAAAAGCCAAACCATTCGTCTGTATTCCAATCCTTTTCAGTCATGCCGTTTGCGTTTGCAGCAGCAAAAAATTCGGCCTTTGTAAAACTTTCAGGCATTTCATCAAAGGTTTGTTCGAGAATTTGAATTACGTCTTTCATTGTTTCCATTTTTTTCAACTTGAATAGCTTTTTGCCGAATTGCGGCAATATCATCATCAGTAATTTGCCCATTATACAACTTCCATTCAAACTGTCGGCGCTTGTTGTGCGCTGATCTAATCCTGGCATTGTCCCTGCCGCATCCGACAGAAGCGCCGCAACAGCCGCGAATGTTCGTGTATTTGCCGGTATTGTACGAATGCAGAAGAATGGCCGTTACCTGGTGCGGTTCTAAGTCTTTGGCTTTGGCTGCAAATTTGTTGCGTTTGCGGCTCCAATAAGCCTGCAAAATCTTTTCGCCTTCCTGCCAGGTCCAATCCCGTGAACGACAATCGAAGCCCAAAACATCAGAAGCCCATTGCACTTTGTCGGGCGAAAGGTTTAACCCAAAGCCTTTTGAATTAAATTCACCATCTGGGTATTCGTATGGCCTAAAGCTTTCATGGGCCTTCAGGTACCACATAGCAATTTGATATTGGCTATACGTAGCCGCCTCAGGTGCGGGTTCTTCATTGTCATAAACTGCAACACTGGTTTTAAACTCAGGCTGCTGTTTTTGCAGGCTGTTTTTGAAAGCAAATGCAACAATGGCGCAAAGCAAAATTAAAGGTAAATTCTTCATGAGATAGAGTTTATTTCCCATTCTAATTGCCGCAGGGTTCCCATGCCTTTGGAGCCAAGGGTGCCAGCTTCAGCGCGGCGCTTGTATTCACGGATTTTCTTTTGAAGCTTGCGCACGTCGCTTTCGGGCTTTGCTTGTTGTGGCTCAGGTTGTTCTATTTGTGGCTGCAAACGGCGCAACACCTGAGCCACAAATGCGCGGTTTGTGGCATCAGCAACAAGGACAACAAACTGCAACAGGTTGTCGTAAGCATCCCCAATTACATCAGTGATGTCTTTTGTTTCCGGGAGCTTTTTAAATGCGGCCAAAACCGACAATGAAAGCAGCGCGACAATACCGGCACCAATAGTAAGGTAAAGTGTTACAGCCCGCATGTTTGTGCGGCGCTGCTGCCAGGTGTTTACAGTGGCCATACCTGCTGCCATGACTTGTGCGGCGTTGTCGTCATTTGCCGTTAATAAGGTTTGCTTTGCGGCTATTGCCGTTTGAAGCGCGGCATCAGCACGGGTAACTGATGCGTCTGCATTTGCCTGAGCTTTGCGCACGCGTTCACGTTGTGACCTGAATTGCGGCGCTGACTTTACCCATGTGTTGCCTTCCTGCATCAGTTTTGCAAAGCTGCCGCCTTCGCGTCTGATGGCGTTTGCAGTAGCTTTTGCCGCTTCTGCTTTTGCAGCTTGCAGGGCCTTTTCAGCGCGTTGGATTTCAGCATTCGCTTCTGCCAACAATGCCGCCTTACTTTTGTCAGCGTCTGACTTGACGTTTGCCAAGTCTTTGTAAGTGTCTGACTTGTCGGCTGTAGCTGCGTCGGCAATAATTGGCACTGCCATAAGGCTAAATCCCATTGTGCCAACAAAGGCTGCAATGCCGACAATAAAGGTAACAACAACGGCAAAGTTAGTAGGTAGCTTTGTTTGGCCTGAGGCATGGCCCGCAAAGGATTCTAAAAACTTAAATGCGGTGCGGTCAAACAAAAGGCAAGTCAGGCCTGTAAAAAAAACAGTTGGCATCCAATGGCCAAAAAGACGCCTGCCATTGGGTAAAAGCTTCAAATCCGGTGCCTGCAAGCAGGCCGATTTTGGCGATGTTGTAAGCGCTGAATGCAGCGCGTAAGGTTTGTGTGTTCATGTTAGTGTAGTTTATGCCGCAGGGCGGCGGGTTTACAATTTAGTTGCGCATATTTCGGTGTTATATGCCACCTTAAAACCGCCACTCCGACAGCTTACCGTTGACAATTTGGTTTATCTCATCTACCTTACTGACAGGCACTCGGTAACTGACAGTAGTAGTTGGTTCATTGTATTCTTTTTTTCGACCTGAATTTTCACGCTTACCACCTTTCTTTTTTTGGCAGTAGTCGTAATTATCGCCAATAAATCTGCAATGGTATGCGGAATGTTTACCGCACTTGCAAAAGTTTTTTGTGTCGCTCCGTGTTCCTGATAGTGTGCTTGGCATCTTAAAATTTTCTTTCGTGAATAATATCAAATAAGTCATTCTTTTGCTTTCCAGTTAAGGAAATGATAAATCGACCGCCATCAGTCCAAACACTATCATCGTGCAGATGTCCACGCTCCGATAAGTCTTTGTCGAATTGTAAACAATCATACACTTTTTGCAAAACAGCCTTAGCCAATTCAATTTCTTGCTCGCTTAATTTAGCCTTAGCAGTTCTACGCCTTTTTGCGCCACCTTCTAAAGTGTGGTCGCCTATGTTTCTTTCGTTGATTCTGTGTCCCATTTTTTTAATGATTTAATGTTGGGTCAAAGATAATAACCTGACTTTGATTTTGCAAACATTTTCAAATAAAAAGTTATCAACTGCGTAAATATTAGCCCATGCCGGAGCAGTATCCCAATTCATGCGGTACGAATTAAAAAATCTTCGCGAATTACCCAATCCTGCCACCCTAATTGCTCCGCTAAAACCATAGCTTTGCCAAGCAAATGAGCGTAATCTGGTATATATGTATTTTGGCATGCGTTAATTTTAATCTTGTTGCCAATTGGCAGTCGTCTGTCGATCGGAATGTCCATCCATGTAAATTGTTCTTTCATTCTTTTTTTTGCAAAGTTACGTCGGTTTTTGAAAGTAACAAACTTTTTTTAATAATTTTTTAAAAAAATTTGGTTTGCATCGTTTTGCAATATTACCTTTGCTGCGAATCAAAAAACAATTACTTATGACTGAAATTAAATCTATCATGGCAAAAGCCAGTAAAAAAGGCACACTTGCAGGGCTTCGACATTCTGAAGTGTCGCAGGTAATTGCCGCAATGGAGCCACAGATTGCACAAGCACTGCCGGCGCATTTGAGCGCAAAGAGAATCATTCAGACAGCAAGTAACATCGTAGCCAAAAACCCAAAGATTGCCGAATGCAGCGCGGGTAGCGTGTTGGGCGCGGTGATGGAGTCTGCATTGTTGGGGCTTTCACCTGGATTGCGTCAATGTTACTTTGTGCCCTATGGCGGTGCCTGCCAATTCCAGATTGGCTACCAGGGATGGGTTGAGCTTGCAAGGCGAAGCGGCAAAATCAAAACGCTGTATGCTTACACCGTACATGCGGGAGATGTGTTTGAATATGAATTAGGTTTAGAACCTAAGCTGATTCATAAGCCTGGAGAAAAGCGAGGCGACATTACGCATGTGTACGCTGTTGCGCACTACCTGCCAGAGGGTTATTCCTTTGTGGTGCTAACAAAAAGCGAAGTGGAAAGCCTTCGCAGACGCAACGCATCGCAGCGCGACACGCCAAATGGTGTCTGGTCAACAGATTATGCAGAAATGGCAAAAGCAAAAGCCATAAAGCGTTTAGCAAAGCTGATGCCCCTTAGTGATGAACTTGCGCGGGCTGCCATTGCAGATGAAGCATTTATTACTGAAACAGCGATTGCCAACGATGGAAGCGGGACTGATGCAGAAGGTTTTATTTACGACATAACAGACTTGCAGGTTGAGGAGGTGGCTGAAAAATGAACGATAGAACCAAAACAATAGGCGCGTCCGAAATTGGAGCAATTCTGGGCGTGAATCCGTACATGTCGCCTGTTGACGTGTGGATGGTGAAAACACTTCGGGAGCCTGAATTTGAAGGCAATGCAGCAACCGAAAGAGGTTTGATACTTGAACCTGCCATTGCCGCGTGGTTTAAAAACCATTCCAAATTTTGGGTTGAAGCTTCGCAAGTGCGGCACTTTGCAAGCAGGTACTGCAGTGCAACGCCAGACTTTACCTATGAATTTGATGATCCGAATAAAGGCAAAGTCTTTGGCTTACTTGAAACAAAAAGCACCGCCGCGCGGATTAATGATTCTGAAAACATCCCTGAGTATTGGTTTTTGCAAGGTGTTTTTCAGTGTGCCGTTGTAGGCAATGTAACTGAATTCACTATTGCGTACCTTTGCGGCGGGCTTAATTTTGGCGCTGAAACCTGCGCTTATGATGCGGAATTTGGAAAGCAGCTTTTGGAATTTGCCGATGAATGGTACGAAAGGCATGTGATTGCAGATGTGGCACCGGAACCAAAAACGGCTGAGGATGTGAAAAAGCTTTACAAGAATACTACGCAAGGGATTGAAGCGAGCGACACCGTTAAGCAGGTTTTGGACAAAATGAAGGATTTGAAGCTTGAAATTGCGGTTAAAGAGTCACAATTGCAGGAGCTGAAAAACGCTGTCATGCTTACCATGCGCGACGCTGAAGCGATTACCTTGGACGGCAAACCGCTATGCACCTGGAAGTTTTCAAAGCCCGCAAAAAAGTTTAACACCGAGGCGCTGAAAGCTGAGATGCCTGAGGTTTACGAAAAGTACCTGAAAGAAATCGAACCGAACCGAGTTTTTTTGTTGAAGTAGCTTATAGTGTAGTTTTTTCATCATTCGCCTGCGGGTTAGCGCCCGCAGGTTTTTTAAACCTTACAATCATGAATTACCAAGCATTCATTGAAACCAAAAAAAGAAGGATTTCAGATTCAGGATTTGAAATATCCGAATCTCAATTAAACAAAAACCTGTTTGATTTTCAAAGGCACATTGTTAAAACCGCACTTAAAAAAGGTAAGTATGCGATTTTTGCAGATTGTGGCTTAGGCAAAACTTTGATGCAATTGGAATGGGCAAACCAAGTTATAAAGTTTACCAAAAAGCCTGTTTTGATTTTAACGCCACTTGCAGTGTCTGGACAAACAATTCAAGAAGGGCAAAAATTTGGAATTGAAGTAAATAGGTATTTAGGTGAAGCAAATACAGGCATATTTGTAAGTAATTATGAGCAATTAGAAAATATTGATACAAGTCAATTTGCAGGTGTTGTACTTGATGAGAGTAGTATCCTTAAAACGTTTACAGGCAAAACCAAGAAGTTAATCATTGAGCTTTTTGATGAAACTGAATTCAAACTTGCATGCACCGCAACCCCATCGCCAAATGACCTTAACGAAATAGGCAATCATAGCGAGTTTTTGGATGTTTTAGACGCTCAAGATATGCGATCAAGATGGTTTGTGAGGGATGAAGGAATGAATAATTATAGGCTAAAATCGCATGCAAAAAAGGATTTTTACGCATGGATTTCATCATGGGCTACAATGTTAAGTAAACCTTCAGATATTGGATTTAGTGCAAATGGCTATGATTTGCCTAATTTGAATTACTTTGAACAAGTAGTTAAAACAGGCCGTATTGCTCAAAATAGGCTATTTGCAGATGGTATTGTTAATGCGACTAATTTTAATCAGGAACTTAAATTAAGCGTTGTTCCAAGGTTGGAAAAAGTAGCTGAAATAGTCAATCAATCAGACGAACCTTTTTTAATATGGATTCGACATAATGAAGAAGGGGAAAGATTGAGAGGGTTAATACCTGGAGCAATTGAAGTTTCAGGATCCGACAAACCCGAAGTCAAAGAAAAAAATCTTTTGGGTTTTGCCAATGGAGATTTTAGGGTTTTGATAACGAAGCAAAAGATAGCGCAATTTGGGATGAATTTTCAACATTGCAATAATCAAGTGTTTGCATCCCTTGATTTTAGCTTTGAAAGCTTATACCAATCAATTAGAAGGTCATATCGTTTCGGACAAACAAAAGAGGTAAATATTTATATCATCACGACGGATACCATGGAGAATGTAATAGCTTCAATAGACCGCAAACAAAAACAATTTGAAGAAATGCAAAACGAAATGAATAACCAAATTAACCAGCAAAAATACGGCCTTAGAGAAAGTTATACTTTTGAAGAGTTTAAAAATAATGAAATGTGGTTAATGCATGGAGATAGTGTTCAAGAAATTGACAGAATTGAGGATGATTCACTTGATTTGATTATTTTTTCACCACCTTTTAGCTCCCTGTTTACTTATTCTAATTACATCCAAGATATGGGTAATTGCGAAAACCATGAGGAGTTTTTTGTGCAATATGGCTTTTTGCTTGAAAAGCTATACAGAAAATTAAAGCCAGGCCGTTTGATGTGCTGCCATACAAAAGACTTGGGCGTTTATAAAAATAGCTCAGGATATACGGGCATGTATGATTTTACAGGCGAACACACAAGAGCTGTATTAAATTCTGGATTTAAATTACATTCAAAAATTACAATTTGGACTGACCCTGTGTTAGAAATGCAGCGCACAAAAACTCAAAGACTTCTATACAAAACCGTTACTTCTGATTCAAGCTTTACAGGGATTGGCATGGCAGAATATATAACTATTTTCAAAAAATGGGAAGGCAATCAAGACAATTGGATTCCTGTTACCAATCTAAACAAAAACAATTTTCCATTAGATGTTTGGCAGAGGTGGGCATCTCCTGTTTGGATGGATATCAAAAGAACTGACGTGCTTAATGGAAAGGAAGGCACTGACTTAGGAGATGAAAAACATATTGCACCTTTGCAATTAGAGGTTATTAATAGACTTGTAAATCTTTGGAGCAACAAAGATGAAACGGTATTTACTCCATTTTTAGGAATAGGATCTGAAGCTTACATGGCATTAAAAAATGGACGCAAAGCCATAGGAATAGAACTTAAAGATTCCTATTACAAAACAGCTATTAAAAACTGTTTGAACATTCAATCAATTAACCAACAAATATCCCTTTTCTAATGGATTACCAAATAACCAGACTTAAAGTGATTGAATGGGCAAATGAGCGCGATTTGATTTACCCAGGCAATCAGCACGCGCAAATGTGCAAGGTTACAGAAGAAGTGGGCGAACTTGCAGCGGCAATCTTAAAGCGGCGCAAAGATGACATTCGCGATGCTATTGGCGATGTAATGGTGACGATTTGCATTTTGGCCGAGCAGCTTGATGTGGACGAATTGCAATGTTTTGAGGATGCCTACAACGTGATTAAGGAGCGAACAGGAAAGACGATTAATGGAACTTTTGTAAAGGATAATGAACCACATTAGCCTTTTTTCAGGCATAGGCGGCTTTGAACTTGCGGCAGAGTGGGCGGGATGGAACAATATCGCATCATGCGAAATTAATCCATTTGGCCGCAAAGTGTGTATCAGATTTTTAAGGCAATTAACGAATATTAAACCATGCAAATAAGCTACTTTACACCAAAACAAACCGCAGCAGGCGATTACGTACCAGGCACAAAGCCCAAAGAAAGTATGAGCCTGGAGGCTTACTTTGATGGCATTCAACAAGGGCGCTGGCAGCTTGAAGTTTTGGCATACAGAAATAATGAACGGCCAAAAAACGCTTTGCCGGCAGTAACACCAAGCGGCACTTTCACCACAAGAAGCGCAAACAACATTGTGCTGCATTCAGGGGTAATTGTGCTTGACTTTGATGCAAAGGACAACGCCTACTTTCCTGCTGATGCTATTGCGACTGATCCGTATGTTTTAGCATTTCATAAGTCGGTGAGCGGCAAAGGGTATGCGGTGTACATTCGCATAGTGCCTGAAAAGCATAAGGAATCCTTTGAAACGCTTGAAAGGCACTTTGCAGACACTTACCAGGTGATGTTAGACCCAAGCGGAAAAGATGTTAGCCGTTTGCGGTATGTTAGTTTTGATCCTGAGCTTTGGTATAATCCAAACGCTCGAATCTGGAAAAAGGAGATTAAAAAAAACAGCCTACATTACCCCAATGGCATGTTTACTCAGGCACTGACATTGATTTTACTATTTCGCAGATTCGGCACCGTGGCGTAAATCTTTGCGACAGTTACCACGATTGGCTAAAAGTAGGCATGGCACTTGCAAACGAATTGGGCGAAGGCGGCAGGCAGCATTTCCATGCGATAAGCGCAATGTCGGCAAAGTATGATGCAGCAGATACCGATAAAAAGTTTTCGCATTTGTTAAAGTCTGGGCGTGGTGATGTAAAAATTGCCACGCTCTTTTATTTAGCAAAACAGGCAGGCTGCGAAATCAAAAGCAAACGGACTGAACACATAGAACGGGTTGCAACGCTTAGGGCCGTTGCAGTTGGGAAGCCTGGAGGCTATCAAAGTAAAGACGAAGCAAAGGAGGCTGCAAAGAGGGTGCTGATAGAACAAGACGGCATGCAAGGCAGCGACATTGACGAAGTGTTAGACAAAGTCTTTGCCATGNCTGAAAGTGAATTGCAGGTGGAGCGCAAAGACATGGTGAGCGACTTGAAAGAGTTTTTGCGGCAATACGATTTTAGGTATAATGAAATCACAGGCAAAGTTGAGGTTTCAGGCGTACCAGTCAATGACCGCATGATTAACAGCATTTGGGTAAAGGCAATGGAAGCTTTTGCCGGCAATAAAAAAGGTGTGAGCAAAGAAGTGTTAATTGCAATTATTGAAAGCGATCACGTACCGCAATACAACCCGATAAGGCAGTTTTTTCTTGACAACGCAAACCTGAAACCAGAGGGGCAAATTGAAGCTTTGATGATGAGCTTAAAGGTGCCTGACATGCAATCTAATGAAGGTGGTAAAAATCTGGGCTGGGCCGGTATATGTGAATGCTTTCTTGCGTAAATGGCTGCTTTCTTGCATTGCATCATGGCATGGCACCTATTCCGTCATGATGGCCGTGCTTACTGGTGCCCAGGCGGCGGGCAAAACTAACTTTTTCCGAAAGCTGCTACCCGATGAATTGAAACAATACTATGCTGACAACAAGTTAGACAAAGGCGACAAAGACGACCTGCTGTTAATGGCAACAAAAGCCATAATTTGCGATGATGAATTTTCGGGCAAGTCAAAGCAGGATTACAAAATGCTGAAAGAAATCATCAGCAAGCAAAACATCACGCTTCGCAGGCCTTTCGGCAGGTTTGCAGAAGATTTTCAGCGAATCGCAGTGCTTTGCGGTTGTTCAAATGAGCCTGAGATTATTAATGATCCGACAGGTAACAGGCGAATAATACCAATACCGTTAATTGAAATTGATTGGGATAAATACAATGCAGTTGACAAAACCGCACTTTGGATGGAGCTTTACCACGAATGGCGGCAAATTGGCGATGGGTGGATGCTGACCAAAGATGAGGTTAAACTGCTAAACGAACTGACCACAAAGGCGCACCAGGTGGCCACTGAAGAAGAAGCCATTTGGATGTTTTTTCAGCATCCAAAAGACGGCGGCCTCACGGAATGGCTTACAAATACTGAAATCCGCAATTACATCGAAACAAACAGCCGATTGCACATCAGTAGCCAGAAGCTGGGTATCTTTTTGGCCAAACACGACTTTGAACGCAAGGGCGTGCGCTCAGGCAATGGTACGCGGTATGTGTATGGGGTCGTGAAAAAGCGTGTTTATAGTGTGGGAGATGACTTGTAGCGGCCTCTTACAACACGCTCTTACAACACCGCAACGCCTTATTTTATTGGCCTTTCAGCAAAATGTTGTAAGTGTTGTAAGTGTTGTAAGCACTTTTCTATACAGGTATTATACACATGTGTGTGTGTGTGTGCGTATATATATAATATTCTACCTTCTCTATATATATCTCTTACAACACTTACAACAAGTGCTGAAACCCTTGCAAAATAAAGGGGTTTGGCGTTGTAACACCTGCAAAAACTCTTACAACACTCTTACAACATGCAGCTAAGAACCTACCAACAAAACGCCCTAACCCAACTTCGGCAGTACATCAGCACTGGCCGAAACCGCTTAATCCTTTGCAGCCCGACAGGAAGCGGCAAAACTGTAATCTTTTCAACCATTGCAAAAAACGCAATTGAAAAAGGCCGCAAGGTGCTGATTGTTACAGACAGGATTGAACTGCTGAAACAATCCGGCAACGCATTGGCTATGCTAAACCTGAAGCCTGAAACCATTGAAGCGGGTAAGCGAACCAACCACAATGGACACTTATACACCGCGATGGTGGAAACCTTAGTGCGGCGAATCGCTAAGCCTGAATACTTGCGGCTGTTTAAAAGCTTTGACCTGATTATTTTTGACGAAGCGCACAAGCAGGCATTCAATAAGGTATTTCAGCACATTGCCCGAAACCAAACCGTAATCGGAGCCACTGCAACGCCTTACCGCAAAGCAGGGCAAATTCCGCTCAGTAGGCATTATCATGAGATTGTTGAAACCGTGACAATTGCAGACTTAATCGAACAGGGCTACCTTGCAAAGCCTAACAGCTTTGGTGTGCCGGTTGACCTGAGCCAGGTACAAATGCGCGGCGGTGATTACGATGAAAGCAGCCTGGGCGAAAATTACAGCAAGAACCGCGTATTTGATGGCGTTATTGAAAACTACCTTCGATTAACGCCAAACAAAAAAGCGATTGCCTTTTGCCCGACTATTGCAAGCAGCATGGAGCTATGCAGCCAAATGCAGGGCGCAGGAATCAACGCAAAGCATTTAGACAGCACAATGGATGCGGAAACCCGCAAAGAGCGCCTGAAGTGGCTTAAAATAACTCCTGATGCAGTTCTTTGCAACGTTGGCATTTTAACCACAGGCTTTGACGAACCGACGATTGAAGTGGTGATTCTTTACCGCGCTACTACTTCTTTGCCGCTTTTCCTGCAAATGGTAGGCCGTGGATCACGCGTAACGGAAACAAAAAAGGCATTCACCATCCTGGATTTTGGCGAAAACATCCGCAGGCATGGCTTTTGGGAAGAGAATCGCAAATGGAGCCTGGAGCTGGCCCGAAAGAAAAAAACAGGGGTAGCACCTGCAAAGAATTGCCCTAAGTGTTGGGCTTTGGTAGCATCATCACTCAGGCAATGCGAATGCGGGCATGAATTCAAAAGCAAGGATCAGGAAAAACAGGAAAAACTTGTTGTCGAACTAAAACAACTTGAACCGGCACTGGCACGCGCAAAGGCACGCGTAATGGGTTTGTCTGAGCTTGCGCAACTTGCAAAAGCAGGCGTAGTTAAACCGTTTTGGGTGCTTCATAACCTGCAGACAAAAGCAGAAGCGGACGAATTTATAAAGCTGATGGGCTGGAAGCCTGGATGGTGGCACCATAATAGGCATAGGTTTCCGAACCTTAGATAATTGTTAAAATTTTGTTAAAATTCAAAAAAGTATTGCGCAGCGTTTGGAATGAGTGTATATTTGTTTCAACAAAAAAATCAAACGCAATGACACGCTCACAAATTTTCAAAGCCGCTCACGAAATCGCACGCTCACTCGAAGGTAACTACCGCGCATGCTTTGCAATGGCGCTTGACATCGTTCGTAACGAGGCCGCCGCAATTCAGCAGGTTAAGGCAATCATCCTCGACGTTAACCGCGCTTATGGCCGCCTCGACGTTACAGGCAACGACCTACCAGGCTATGAAATTTGCTGCGCTGTTGAGGCTGCTCGCATCAACTTTGCATCTGACGTTGCTTCCAGCGTTTACCGTTACGCAAAAGCAAGTGAGAAGCAAGCATACGTAATTGCCCGCGCTTATGTTCAGGCAGGATTCGACGCTGGCTGCCGCGCGATGATTAGCGCACAACGCCGCGCTGCTTAATTAATTTTTCACATTCAAAAACCATACAACATGATCTTTCAAATTACCTATTCGGGCGTAAATTCACACCTTAAGTTAGCCTTGCGCAATAATCCGCAACAGGTTGAAGCTAACACCGCACGCGAAGCGGTTGAGCAGTATTATGGCACTTTTCGTGCTGATAGCTACTTTCTTGATGATGAAGGCAACGTCTTTGACGCGGGCGGCGACCTTGTTTGCGCAAAAAATAGACGATGAAATCTACTTTGACGGCGGCTACATTCGTGCAATTGAGATAAGTGAATGACAACATCCAAATTTTTTCAGGCTGTCTTTTTAGCAGNCNTTTTTTTGAAATATAATTAACTTTCTACCTTTGCAGAAACCAAAAAGCAAACGACATGGCAAAACCTTACTACAAACTACCATCGAGCAAACTTGCGGCTTTCTACCTTGGGCGCAATGAATTAACCGGAAAATTTCATTGGCAGCACATGGCGCCTGAAAGAATGCTGCAAATTTTCAACCACATTAAGAATGACGAATTGCTTAGCGGTCACGCTTTGCAGATTAAAAAAGCAATTGAAATTTTAAAAAATGGAAATTCTAATTCTGGCGCTTCTGCTGATTTGCATACCTCTAATAGCTCAAACTAACAAAAAATGAAACCAAAACACTATCCAGATGGTGACCTGGAGCCGCTAAAAATTATACAACATTATGGCTTGTCCTTTGAATTGGGCAATGCGCTGAAATACATTGCACGTTGTAACCACAAAGGCACAAAGCGTGAGGATTTGGAAAAGGCAGCTGATTATCTGCTAAGGCGAGATGAATACCTAAGTGAACTTATACCAGACGTAGAAGACTTTATGGACGCATGGGGAATATCTGAAAATTTGGCAGAAGCAGTAGTTTCTATTTTATTTGGAGATGAATTCAAGGCCAGAGACAATATTCTAAAAGAACTTGAAAATGAGTGAAGCCCAACTACAAAAAAAATGTTACCAATGGTTTCGCGCAACTTACAAGCACGAACACTGGTATCTTTGGATGAATTACAATAATCCAAAAAATGCAAAACATGGAGCTATTTTAGTTGGAATGGGTTTGCTAAAAGGCATTGCCGATATGACGTATTTAGCAAAGGGTAATTTCCCTTATTTTTTGGAGTTTAAGGCATTAAAAGGTAGTCAAACATTAGACCAAAGATGTTGGGGGCGTGCAATAAAAAGGCGCGGGGGTATTTACGTTGTAATCAAAACTTTTGAGCAATTTAAGGCCTGGATTCACATTGCGCAATGTCATCCAGGGCACCAAAGCCTACCAATGGTGCCGCTTTTTGCTGAAGAAAACCGAATTGATTATAGGCAACTTGCAATTATTCACGATTGCCTCTGGAATGGCGAACAAAAAGAAATCCCTACAGAAACTCTTTCCTACTTTTCACAATTGAATTTGCAAACCGCATGACCGATGATGTTCTTGCAGGGCCTTCCGAAGCCCTGCTTTTTTTGCAAGAAATTAGCCAAAAGCCACTGACAATGGGAAGCTTGCGGCAGTACATACACACGAAACGGATTCCTTTTGATAAAAAGGGGCAATATTACTTTTTTTCCAAACAGGCTTTGCGCCAATGGGACGCAGGGCGTAAATACCACAAGCGCTATGGCAAATGAAAACAAAGGGGCCTTTTTTATTAACGAAAAAAGACCAAACGAAAACTATCCAAGTTATACAGGTACCTGTACGATTGAAGGCAATGAATACAAGGTTGCAATTTGGCCAAAAACAAGCAATGCGGGTAAAAAATTCTGGAGCATGGCATTCACTTTAAAGCAGCCAGATCCAGGCGCACCACCACCACCGGAAGTAAGTAATTTAGACAGCGAAGAACTGCCATTTTGATGCCATACCTACCAAAGCCCGAAAAAAAGCAGGTAAACAATCATCCAGGCGGCACAAGCAGTGATTTGCAAAATTCGCGTTGGCGCACGCTGCGAAAATCCATCCTGCGGCGTTCACCGCTTTGCGAATCCTGTTTAAGTGTTGAAATCCTGAATGACGTAACAGGCACACGTGCGGCGCATTTGGATCACATCGTACCGCGCAAATTAGGCGGCGCGGTTTACGACCTGCGAAATATTGCGGTGCTTTGCGCAACCTGCCACGCGAAAAAATCCGCTTTAGAAAGGCATGGCTTAAATCCTGTTGCAGAAATGACGGATGCAGGTTTAATACCGGCACCAGGTCAAAAACTGATTATCTTTCACAAAATTCATAACGCATGAAATTAGCTATTTTACGCAAACCGCAAGAAAGTGCCATAAGTTACTACCGGTTAACGCCGTGGCTTGAACTTGCAAGGCAAAACAATTGGCAGGCGCATGAATTTGCTCCAAAACAATTCAATGCAGACTCAGCGCATTTGTTTGATGCCTTAATTGTATCACGACCTGGCAGCGCTGATGAGCTTATGTCTATTGTCATTGCTAAAAACGTCGGCATTAAAGTCATTGTGGACATTGACGATTTGATGTGGGCCATACCTGTCGGCAATGACGCTTTCAGGCATTATAGCCCTGACGTTCACGATGTGCTTTCGCGTGGCCTGCTTTGGGCTGATGCGGTCATTTGCTCAACCGATGCCTTGCGCATGGAATTGAAAGCGGAATTCGACATAGATGCAGAAGTGGTGTATAACCGCTACAATGACCGCTCCATTGTCCTTCAAAAACCTTCAGACTGGAAAGGCAAAATACGTGTACTTTGGCGCGGCTCAAACACGCACCATACAGACCTTTTCAAGTATCGCGACGCATTTCAGGAGTTTGAAAACGTGCAATTTGAATTTTTTGGGCCTGTTCCCTGGTATTTTTTGGAGCAGTACGGCGGCAAACTGAAAAACCTGATATGCCATAGCTTCAAATACGACGTTCTGAGTTACTTTCAAAAGCTGAAAGACCTGAAACCCGATTTCATGGTTTTTCCCCTTGAGGACAACCGATTCAACCGTGCAAAGTCTAACATTTCATGGATTGAAGCTACGCAAAGCGGCGCTGCTTTTATTGGCCCTGCTTTATCTGAGTTTGACGGATTGAAAATTTCCAGCTTTGAAAAGCCTGATGAACTTTTGGAATACTTTAAATACCTTGACGAATTCCCACGAACTGCCAAAGCTGAAAGCAATAAATTTGTTAATGCAATGCAGGATCATCTCAAATATAATTTCAAATTGTCCGACGAAAACCAAAAGCGGGCGCAAATTTTAGTACAATGAAAAAAGCAGTATTCACTTTACTTTACAATTCCTTTGAGGTCATTGATACAAGCTTTTCGCAGCTTGTAAAAACAGCAGGTGTTGACCTTCAAATTTACGCGCTTGACAACGCTTATCCAAACCTGAGCGCAAAAGAGGTTGCAAAGCTTGTGCGGAAGTACAAAATCAAGTTGGTAAGCAAAGAGCGCGTAAACCGTGGCCTTTCGGGTGGTTACAATGAAATCATCAATGCCTTACCTGAAATCAAACATTCCATACTTTACGATTGTGATTCCTACCCGATTACATTTAATTGGGCGCGTGAAATGTTCAATGTAGTCGAAAATTCCGAATTTCGGTATTTGTGCCTGATGTTTGATCATGCCAAAAAAGAGATGATTGAACGCGGTTTTACGCCAATCCAAACTGCGGGTGGTAATGTCGTCTGGAATCCGCATCGCGCTTGCATTCAGTCTATTTCCTGCGCAAATTTGGAATATCTACGTTTTCGCGGCGGTTTGCGCGAGCCAAAAAAGTATTATGGCGGTTTAGAAANNGCNATGTNGCNANTNTGGAATCCTGNAAACAAAATCGGCTACCTTGATGGATATTTTGAAAGCAGCATCCCTGCATTGGTTGACCCTAAATACACCGCCTACAAATTTGCTTATGCCCATCACGGTTATATGGGTAGTTTTGATGAATATCTAAAAGACAATCAATGAGCATTTACGATGTTACTGATGCCTTTGAAAAGCGCCTTTGCGAATTTACAGATGCACCTTATGCGGTTGCTGTCGATAATCAGTCAAATGCCCTGTTTTTGGCTTTGATGTGGTGTAAAGTCAAAGGTAAAACGATTACAATACCCAAACACACCTACCCAAGTGTGCCCTGTGCTATCATCCATGCAGGCGCAAAGGTAGCCTTTCGAAATTCGCCCAAACAGCTAAAAGGCGAATATTTACTTGAAGGCACAAATGTATGGGATTCAGCTTTGAGATTCACCGGTAGAATGTACAGACCAGGTCAAATACAATGCCTGAGCTTTACAGGCCCTTACAAGCATCTAAAGCTGGGCAAAGGTGGTGCAATCCTGACTGATGATTACGACGCTTACCAATGGTTCAAAAAAGCCCGCTTTAGTGGCCGATCAGAATGCAGCTACCATCAGGACAATTTTACGATGCTTGGTTGGAACTTTTACATGCTACCTGAGATTGCATTAAAAGGACTTCGAGATATGAATGCATTTTTTGACGAATCCAATAGACCGATTTACGTACCAGACAAAGTATTGCCTTACCCAGACCTTTCACAATTTAAAATCTATACAGATGACGTTTCAATTTAACATCGTTGGAGGCGGCGGCCTTGCGCGTGAAGTTGCTACATGGGCTTTTAATAGCAACGTTCCAATCTTTGAAAAGCCCAAATTTTACGTTCAAAGACCATTTGCAGATGGCACTTCAAAGCCATTGTCTGAGCTTGACCCTAATAGCCGTTGTGTTATTGCAGTTGGCAGCCCGCTAATTAAACAAAAGCTTGACAGTGAAGCGCAATGCGAATGGATTTCAATGCTGCATAAAACCGCTATATGGCGTGAGTTTAACATGAGGTCAGAGGGGTTAATTATGTGCCCTTATAGCATTATCACTGACAATGTAGTGATTGGTAAGCATGTTACATTAAACCTGCATGCTTCAATCGGCCACGATTCTGAAATTGGTAATTATGTTACACTTCATCCAGGCGCACGCGTTTCGGGGAATTGCATCATTGGCGAAGGCTGTTTGATTGGCAGTAATGCCGTAATTAAAGAAGGCACATACATTGCACCTTGGACAATCATAGGCGCTGGAGCTGTAGTTACTCGCAGCATTTACGAACCTGATACATATGTGGGTGTGCCTGCAAAGCGAATAGGCGAATGAAGAAATGCAGCAAATGCAGACAATGCAAACCGCTTGAGCAATACCATTCAGGTGGTCAGAAGGTGTATAACTATTGCAAGCCGTGCACGAAAGAGTACATGCTGCAATACTATCAGCGCAACAAGCAAGGAATAAAGCTTAACAATGTGTGTTATGATGTGCAAACTTAAAACAATTTTAACAAATAAAAACATAAGACGGGGGCGGGGTTTAATCTTTGACCGCCCCTCCAAACCATCGCAGCGGGCCAAAGGCTCAACATAGTGCATGTTTTTTCGGCCCCTGGGAGTCAAAATAGGGCAATATGCAGCATTGGCGGCGCAAGGAATTTGTTTTAAANACTTGAAGAATATGGAAAAGAAACTTTTGAAGCACTTTAATAAAATCAAAGCTGAAATGGAAGCTTTGGGGGTTTACAAAAGCCAGGACGATTTAATAATTGAAAACGCGGCTTTGCTTTTGTCCCTGATTGACGATGCAAGAAAGAATCTGAAAGAGCAGGTGCAGGTTTACCCTAATGGTACGCGGCAAATCAGCCCTGAGCTTTCAAACTTGCGCGGCCTGCTTACCGATTTTCAAAAGTGTGCCAGTCAGTTGGGTTTAACTCCGTCAAGCCGAAAGCGTATTGGCATTGAAAACCAAAAAAAGCAGGTTGAATCCAAACTTATGACCATGCGCAAAAAGACAGGTTAATGCTTTGGCAAAAGTACATACATGAAATACAAACCGGCAAACGCAATGCGGGCGAACTTGAAAAACTTGCAGTGGAACGTTTTTTGCACCTTTGCAAGAATGACAGATACTACTTTGATGCAGATCATGCCAACAGCATTTTAGAAATTGTTGGCATGTTTAAGCATACCAAAGGCAGTTTCAAAGGTGTGCCGTTTAACATCCTACCTTGGCAGGCTTTTTTATGGGCCTGGCTTTTTGGGCTGAAATATAAAGAGGATGGCTTACGCGTTACACGTGAAGTGCTTTTGTGCATGGCAAAGAAAGGCGGCAAGTCAGAAGTCGGCGGCGCAACGGGTGTTTTGATGTGCTTTTTTGACGGCGAAGAAGGTGCGGAATGCTATTCAGCAGCCAATAGCAGTGACCAGGCAGAATTTAGCTGGAACGCCGGCGCGGTCATTTGCAAACAGCTTATTGACGATGACCCTGGATTTGCTGAAGTTTGCCGCGTTTACGATAGCGTTAATAATCGCAGGATTTTAGACATTGAATCTGGTAGCTTTTTTAAAACCATTGCAGCCGAAAACAAAACGCTTGACGGAGTGAATCCGCACTTTGCCCTGATTGACGAATATCACGAAGCGCGTGATGATGGGATTCCAAAAAACATTCGCTCAGGCATGGTGCAAAGAACGCAGCCGCTTTTAATGTACGTAACGACACGCGGCTTTAATCCCAACGGTGAACTTGCAAAGCTGGAGCGCAAACACATCGGCCTTTTACGCAATCAGCACCGCGATGATAGCGCAATGAGCCTAATATTTGCAATGGACGAAAGCGACGAAGAAAACCTGAAAAAAGATTGGGGAAAACCTGTTGAAGAACTTGATAAAAGCTATTGGCAAAAATCAAACCCAGGCTTAGGGGTAGCGCCCAGTATGCGGGGCCTTGAAAGCATGTACACTGACGCAATCAACGAAGGCATAAGCGCTCAGACAAATGTAATGGTCAAAAATTTTAACATTTGGGTGCGTCAGGCAAAGGCATGGATTGCGATTCAGCATTGGAACAAATGCAAGGCACCAATTGACCGCAAAGCTTTACACGGCAAAGTCTGTTTTGCGGCAATGGATTTAAGTACCAAATGGGATTTAACCGCTTTTGGCCTGCTTTTTCCTCCGCAGGATGGATTAGAGCAATTCGTTTTCTTTTGCAACTATTATTGCCCTGAAGACGGTATTGATTTTCGCAGCAAAAAAGACAAAGTGCCGTATAAGCAATGGGCGCACGATGGTATTTTGATTGCGACACCTGGAAACGTAATTGATTACGACTACATTAGGCAGGATATTGCAGAAGCGCACAAGGCATACCAGGTGAAAAGCCTTTTTTATGACCCGTTGTTTGCAACTGAAACTGCAACAAAACTGCATGAAGAAGGCATTGAGTGTATTTCCTTTAAGCAAACCGCATATCAGTACAATGAACCGATAATGAAGCTTGAAGAAATGATTCTTTCAGGCATTTTGAATATTGGCAATGACGTTATTTTAGACTGGATGTTTGAGAATGTAACCATTAAGCGCAACAGCACGGGTTTAGTGCAATTCGACAAAGACAAAAGCAGCGAAAAGATAGATGGAATCGTTGTGCTTGCAATGTGCGTCGCGGGCTTTCTTGACGGCTTTAGAAAAAGAAGAAGAAAACGTATATTGTCGCGTGATTTTTGTTTATGTAAACCCTGCAAATGAAAGATTTAATCCAGGCACTTGAGCGGCCAGAAACTTATTTCGGCATGGTGCAACAGCTTGCAGTTGACAACAATTGCACATTGAAAGAGGCATGGCAGGAGGTTGAATTGTTGCGCGAAAATTGCGGGCTTTCAAAAAAATACAGTACTTACGATTCATTTAAAAGCATGAAGTCAAGAAATTATAATGTTGGTATTGGAATTGAAAGGTTTGAGATTAATCCAGAGTAGGTAATTGCGTAAGGTTTTTTCATGTTTGAGGCGCTACAATGGTAGCGCCTTTTTTTGTAAATTTTATTTACATCCATTGCCTGTAACTTTGCGGCAATGGGCTTATTTTCACGCATACAAGGTTTTTTCAGCAATTCGCAGCCACAGGCGCAACCTGAGCAGGTTTCGGACAATTACGAGATTCGTCGCAGGTTTGAGGCGACTGAAGAAGCTTTTGACCGCCTTGCAGGAATTCAAAAAGACACATCGCAGGAAGTCACGGCTGAAACCGCAGTAACAATCACAGCATTTTGGCGTGCGCTTAATGTCATTGGCGGCGTTGTCGCATCGCTACCCTTTGCGGTCTATCGCGTTACAGAAAGCACGAACAGTAAAACAATATGCGCATCCGGTCAGTAGGCTTTTGCGTTTAGGCCCTAATTCTATCAATACTCGGTTTGATTTTTTTCAGACCATGTATTTTGCATCTCCATACCTTTGGCAATTTTTTTGCAAAGATTGACCGCAATAATTTAACCGGTCAGGCTTCGCGATTGACCATCATGGAGCCTCAGAAGGTGCGTATGGAGTATAACAACCGCAATGAAGTTGTTTATGTCTATACTTCCGAAAGGGGCGAAACCCGCATGTTGGCAGATCGTGTAGTTCATATAAGCGGCATGTCCTGGAATGCTTTGACAGGAATCAACTTAATCGAAGCCTTTGCAAAGGTGTTCAGCACAAGCCTTGCAAACCAAAACTACTTAGACAGCTTCTATAAAAACGGTGCAAACCTTTCGGGCACAATTAGCGTACCTTCTGCATTGACTGAGGATGCGTACAAACGCCTTCGTGCAAGTTGGCAGGCACAATACGGCGGCGTGAAAAACATGGGCAAAACCGCAATCCTGGAGCAGGGCGCAAAATATGACCAGATAGGGCTTTCGCCGTCGCAAGCAGGTGCGGACACGACAAAAAAGATGACCATTGCAGACGTGGCAAGGATTACAGGTGTCCCACAATTTCTTTTGGAGGATTTAGACCGTGCGACGTTTAATAACATCGAACATCTGAGCTTGTTGTTTGTGACATACACCATTTTGCCACTTTGCCAAAACATTGAAGCGGAATTAACGCGCAAATGCCTTGCAGATGGTGAATTAGACCGGTTTGAAATCAAAGCAGACCTTCATGGGCTTTTGCGTGCGGATACCGAAAACCGTGCAAAGCTGATTGAAAGCTTGATGAAGTGGGGCATTATTAACCGCGATGAAGCCAGAAGCCTGGAAGGACTAAACCCTATTGCAGACGGAAGCGGTCAGGCATACTATGTGCCAATGAACATGATAGACCCGACGCAGCCAATTGATAACCAAAATTCAGCGCCAAATGAAAACGGCTAACTATATGCGGGTGATGACTTTCGAGAAAAACGAAAGCGAAGCGGATATTTACCTGTATGGCTACATAGGCCAAAGCAGCTTTTACGAGGATGACAATGACGATATTACAGACATTTCAGTGGTGCGGGCAATCAAAGACTTGGAGCGCACATACAAGCGTATAAATATCCGCATTAACAGCCCTGGCGGTTCAGTTTTGCACGGTGACCCCATCATTGCAGCAATGCGGCAAAGCCCTGCCGAAATTCACACCTATAATGACGGCATGGCGGCATCTATGGCTGCTGATATTTGGTTGGCGGGCAAAGTGCGGCACATGTCAACGCATTCTAAGCTGATGATTCACGCAACAAGTGGAATCGCTTTTGGGACTGCAAACGATATGCTTGAAGCTGCGGCAATGCTCGAAAAGTTTGACCAGACTTCCATTGCTTCTATGGCCTTAGCTACCGGCATGGATGAAGACAAAATTAAGAGCGAGTTTTACGACTACAAAGACCATTGGCTTACAGCTCGTGATGCAAAAGGCATGGGCATGATTGATGAAATTGAGGATTACGCATCTAATAGCCCGATTTCAGAGCCTGAGAAAATGAATTTCAGGCAATTGTTGGCATACGCACACAAAGTGGATTTTCCGACAGACCACAAAAACACTACAAATACCACAAATTCACAAGATGTGCCACAAGTTGTGGCCACAGATACCACAATCGAGCAGCGCGTGCAGTACCTGCAAAAGCGCGATATTTTTTTGAACCAAAATCTTTAAATCCATGAGATCGGAAAAGCAGATTCTCGAACTACGCGGCCAGGTACATGCAGCACAAAAGGCATTGCTGGCCAATCTTTCCGAAGGTCAGACGCTAAGCACTGACCAGGAAGCGCAATGGCAAAAAGCTGAAGCAGACTTTCAGGCTTTGACCAAAGAACTTGACATGATTCGCGCAATTTCAGAGCGCGAAGCCGCAGCCAATGCGGTTGACCCTGTGCCCATCCTTGCGGCAGGTTTGGAAGGCGACTTCAAGAAAAAGCAAGCTGAGCGCTGGTACCGCAGCCTGATTGAAGGCGAAGGTTACAGCATGCAGCAGGCTTTGGCAATTGCAAACGGTGCGCAGCGTGCTTCAACTTCTTCAACAGGCGACGGTTTGTACGTCATGCCTGAGGAGTTTATGAACATCTTGGAGCTGACGATGAAGCGTTTCGGCGGCATGTTGCAAGCTTCCTACATTCACCGTTCAACTACTGGCCGCCCAATGCGCTGGCCGACGCACGACAACACCGCACAAACCGGTAACTGGGTCGCAGAACCTCGTGCTGCTGCCATTGTGCCACGTGGTTTGACCTTTGACCGCAAGTCTTTTGAAGCGCATACCTGGTACGACATTGTAGGTCTGGATTGGGAATTCATCCAAGACGAAGAGGTAAACCTTGTAGGCCGCGTACTTGCGGAGCTTTTGGGCGAAGCTGCAGGCCGTGCTTTAAACAAGGCATACACAGATGGCGATGGCTCAGGAAAGCCGACAGGTATTTTGAACGCTTCCAACGGCGCAAGCACCGGCAAAACCACAAGCGGCGCGACTGCAATCACCAAAGCTGAAATCATTGACCTGGTACATAGTGTTGACCCTGCATACCGCACCGGCCCAAATGTGGCATTCATGATGAATGACCAGACTTTGGGTTATATTCGCAAGCTTGACCTTGGCGTAAGCGATACGATTCCGCTTTGGCAGCCCTCTATGCAGTTGGGCGAACCTGACCGCATCCTTGGTTTCACTTATGTGATTAATCAAGACTTTCCGAACATTGCAAGCGGCGCAAAGACAATCGCTTTTGGCGATTGGTCAAAGTACATAATCCGTCAGGTGCTTGACCTGAGCATTGTACGACTCGACCAGACCTACGCTGACCTGATGCAAACCGCATTCCTCGGCTACCTGCGTACGGACGGCAAACTGCTGCAAAGTGCCGCAATCAAACTACTGGTTCAGGCCTAATGTTTGAGACTGGTACATATAAAGTTACCACAGCGCCCGCATCGGAGCCGTTGACCTTAAATGAGGTTAAAACCTTTCTTAAAGTTGACGGCTCCGATGAGGACGGGCTTATTACGCTTTTGATTCAGGCGGCGCGTGAAGGTGTTGAGAAGTATTGCACACTTGCGCTATTGCCGCAAACGATTACCGAGTATTTCGGCAAATTTGAGCAATACGGCCTCAGGCTTTCTATTTCGCCTCTAATTTCGGTTACATCAGTAACATACACCGCAGTTGGCAGCACGACTCAAACGCTTTCCACTGACATTTACGGCACAGATACAGCCTGGACACCGCCTTTGATTTACCGTAAGTACAACCAGGATTTTCCGACAATTGAGCCAGGGCCAAAAAGCATTACAGTCACTTACCAGGCAGGCTATGCCAACGCCGCATCAGTGCCGGCAACGCTAAAACAGGCTATGCTTTTGATGATTGCGGATTGGTACGACAATCGCCAGGATGGTGTAAAAACCATGCCTACAGCATCGCAGATTTTGCTTGACAAATTCAGAGTTTGGTATTACTGATGCAGCCGATTAACAAATACAACCGCAAAGAGCGCATCGGGCATCTGAGAAGCCGCGTAGTCATCCAAAGCTATACGGAATCTGTAAACGCTTTTGGTGAACGTGCAAAGACATGGACAACGGCGGCAACGGTTTGGGGAAAGGTTGAAATTATGCTAACGCAAGCGGAACAAGAATCGGCAGGGCAGGAAACGTCCCTGGCAGGTGCAAAATTTACCATTCGCAAAAGAGCGCTAAACGAAAAAAACCGCATCAGCTTTAACAATCAGCTATTCGACATTCAAAGCATCAGTGAAAGCGACTGCAGACAGTATTTAACCATAATGGGCAAACGAATTAAGGAATGACGGGCAAAGCGTTATATGCAATTCTTAGCACGGCGGTACCTGTTACGGGTATTGTCAGCACGCGCATATATCCCGACATGGCAACGCAGGATGCTACATATCCTTTTGTCGTTTACAGCATCACTGGCATTTTGCCCAGCAACACAAAAGACCATGCAAGTCAAATGGATGAGGTTACCGCTTCTGTCATTTGCTATGCGGACACTTACAACAGCGTGCAGGATTTGGCCGAAAAAGTACGCGCTGCATTAGACGGCAAAACGCGTGGCACTTACGGAGGTGTAAGCCTTCAAAGTATTCGCATCACTGACCAAATAAGCACGCAAATGAACATTGACAAATTGGTTTACATTGTTGATCAGACTTACCAAATTAGGCAGAATAGATGAGCTTTACTATTAAGGTCGAAAATGTGCAGCAGCTTAAAACTAACATGCAGCGCTACCTAAAAGATGTTAGTTCAATCAAAGAACAAACCTCGATTTTGCGTGCTGGCGGTGTGGTAATTCAACGTGCTGCAAAAAAGATGGTGCCTAAAAGTAAAGAAGATCATTATTATTATCGCGCAATACCAAAAAACAGAAATTCTATCAGGCAACCTACGTAATTCAATGTATGTGTATAGATTGCGCGGTGGTGGTGTTGAAGTAGGGCCAAGGGTTTTGCGTAGCTTGAGTGGTAAAAAAACAATTGGAGATACAAGAAAAAATTCATCAGGTTATTATGCGCACATGATTTATGGCGGCGCAAGTGAATTTCGGCAAAAAATTACAGAACCTGCAATGAATAACAACTTGCAAAAAATCAACAATGCCATGTTCAACGCATTGACAAAAATAAATGAAAGNNTTTTTAAAAANTACGGCTTTTTATGATAATCGAAATNCTNAAACCGTATGGAGAGTGGAAGCAGGGCGACACACCAGACCTCACGCGGGCGCTGGCTGCGCAGTTGGTTACAGAAGGTATTGGCAGAATCCACGAAGATCAGACAAGGCGCGATTATGTGCCAAAGCCCAAGGATGACGCTGAACCGCAACAAATTACGGTCAATAACTACTATGTTACACCGGATGAGATAGAAAAGCCAAAGAAAAAATTTTTCAACTTTAAAAATAAAAGCTAATGGCGACAATAGTAAATGGAACCGACCTGCGGTTTTACTTTGATGGTGTTGCAATTGGTGAAGCCACCAGTTGTACTTTAAACCTAACTCGTGAAACCCGCGAAACGCTGACAAAAGACAATGTAGCAAGCTGGACGCAATTTGAAGCAGGCCGCAAGTCAGGCACCTGCGACATTGAAGGCTTAATAAGCTATGACACGACAAACAAGAAGGTCAGCGACATTTTTACCGCATTTGACAACGGTACGGTTGTCGTGATGCGTTTCACTGATGACACTGCAACGCATCCGTATTGGGAAAGCAGCGTAATTTTTACAAGCTTGACTTTTGCCGGTACTGTTGAAGAAAATTCAACTTACAGCGCAACGGGAACGATTACGGGTGCAGTGACTCAAGGCACTGAAAGTTAAAAAATTCACTTATAAATGAAACCAGCAAAAACCATTGTAACCAACGGCAAGCAGCTGCCATTCTCTTTTGGAATGGCAGCGCTTAGCCGCTTTTGCGAACAAGAAGGCATCACGCTTCAGGGGCTAAACGAACTTGGTGCAAACCTGACACCGTTAAAAGCTTTGCGCTTAATCGAAGCAGGCTTAAAAGATGGCCACAGGCGTGAAGGCAAAGAGTACACATTGACGATTGACGACATTGGAGATTTGATTGACGATGATCCAAACTTTATGGCAAACTGCATGGAACTTGTAAATGGTTCAATGCCTGATTCGGGAAACGGGAAAGCGGGGAGCAGGACGAAGGCACCCCGCATATAACGATAGATGATTTAGAGGCGGCGGCGATTTCGTTAAACATTAGCAGTGCCGATTTTTGGGACATGGATTTAAAAACGGTGCTAAAAGTTATTGAACGCAAAAACGAAATTATACTGCATGGCATTCGGGAATCCTGGGAGCAAACGCGGTGGTTGGGTAGCGTAATTTTGCAGCCACATGCAAAAAAGAATCGCAGCATTAAGCCTTCTGACTTGATGAAATTCCCTTGGGACGAAAAACCAAAACCGAAAACCGCAAATGACGAAAAGCGGCAAAAGCTTTTTGAAAAGTGGGACGCTGAAATGGCGGCAAAAGCAGGCAAAATAGAAAGCGATGGCAAAGAGTAAATTAAACGTACAGTTAAGCCTTGATATTTCCGCTTTTCAGCGTGCAATTGCGCAAGCTTCAAATAAAATGGAGCAATTCGGCAAGCGCATGGAAAGCATCGGCAGTGACCTGACTACGCGTTTGTCTTTGCCATTGGCGGGCGTTGGTGCGGCGGCGGTTGCTGCTTTTGCTGACTTTGAGCGCTTAAGCTTGGGCCTAAATGCGGTCATGGGAAGTGCCGAAGCTGCAGAAGCTGAAATGGCAAAACTCCAGGAGTCTGCAAAGTTGCCAGGTTTAGGATTTCAGGAAGCGGTACGCGGTTCAATTCGTTTGCAGGCTGTTGGGCTTTCCGCAGATGAAGCACGCGGCACATTAGAAGCGTTTGGAGCTGCAATTGCGGCAACAGGTGGAAGCGCTCAGAATCTTGACAGCGTGCAATATCAGCTTACCCAAATGATAAGCAAAAACCGGATTCTGCAGGAGGATTTCGGCATTTTGCAGGAAAATGTGCCTTTGTTGGGTAAGGCGGTACAAAACGCTTTTGGTACTGCTAACATCGAAAAAATACGCGCAACAGGCATAAGCGCCGAAGAATTTAATCGGCGCATTGTTGCTGCATTGCAGGCACTGCCAGAAGTACAAGCGGCGGCGGGTGGTCTGGGCAATGCATTTGATAATTTTAAGGATAGTTTGAATTTTAGTTTGGTTGCATTGGGTGAAACGATTAACGAAACGCTAAATTTGGAAGGCATACTAAATGCGGTATCAAATGCGGTGCAGGGTTTAGTTAATCTGTTTCAATCCCTTTCCCCAACAACCCAAAAGGTAATTGTCGTCATTGCCGCAGTAGCAGCAGCAATTGGCCCACTACTTTTTGCGATTGGTGCTGTAACAAAAGTAATTCCGCTTTTAGTGGCAGGATTCACAGCCTTAAAAGGTGCGGCCATAGCACTTGCAACGCCATTAGCTTTAAAGGTTGCCGTATTTGTTGCACTTGCTTATATTGTAGGGTTTTTATATAAGAGATTTGAAACAGTTCGCAGGGTAGTAAATGGTTTAGGTACTGCATTTGTTAGCCTTGCATCCTTTGCCAAAAATGCTTTTGTTGCCCTATTGGATGGATTCAACAAATTGAAATCGGGCGACTTTTCGGGCGCGGCTGAATCGTTTAGAAAAGGTTTGCAGCTTTTCAATCCGATTGAATTTGGAAGGCAATTTATAGAAGGCTTTGCGGAAGGCTTTGCAGATAATACCGACTACATTGATAAAGGCATTGAAGGTTTAAAATCTCGCATACGTGGAGCTGTAAAAGATTTTACGCCAACGATAACGCCTGAAATAACCGCACCTGAAACAGGCGGCGGTGGTGGTGGTGGTGAAGGACGCAAAGTGCCTATTCTTTTGCAGCCAAATGCGCAACAGCAGCAAAAGGTATTTGACAAAATAGAACAAGATGCGCTTGCAAGGTTTAGAAAGCCCAAAGCGGTTTTGCAGCCGTTTGAATTTGAAGGCAAAGATCCGGTTAAAGAAACCGANANNGTNTTAGNNGAATACGGCAAAGCGATTGCAGACGTAGATGCAAAAGCCCGAATTTTTGGGACTGATACTCTAGACTTTTATTGCAGGAAAAGTTTAGTCAATTACATCCAAGTTTTATTTTCTAGAAGGTGTTGAAAAGTTTGGCGAAAATTCGTTGGTTGTTGAAACGCTTACAGGTCAATACAATGGTTTAGCGGCAAGTTTAGATGCTGTTGCGGAACGTCAGGCCCTTATCGCCAAATATCAGGAAGTTGTCGGCAAAGCTTTTGATTTAGCAGCATCGCGAATAAACGAATCCGGACTATCAATTAAAACACTCCTTAGCAGTGTTGTAGATGCGGTGCGCAATGCGGTTGTCGAATTTGTGCGTCTAAAAATTGTTGAAGCGGTTGCATCCTTTATTGCGGACTCCTTTAAAAAGTTTGGCATTTTAGGCGTGGCTTTGGGGGCTGCTGCTGGTGCTGTCGTGGGTGGTGTATTCACAGGCGCAATTAACGCAATTGCACCTCCACGACTTGCACGCGGTGGTTTGGCAACCAAAGAAACCCTCGCAGTAGTTGGTGACAACCCATCAGGCAAAGAGGCGATTATTCCATTTGAGCGGATGGGCGGAATTTTTGGACATGGCTGGCGGCGGAGCAATGCGGCTTGTAGGTCAATTTGAAGTTAGGGGCCAGGATCTGATTTTGGTACTTGACAGGGCAAACGACAACAAAAAACTCAGGGTACGAATAGTGGGCGCAAGGTTTAAAGGCACATTCATTCGGCTTATACTTCGCAGAAGTATGACCTGACTATCATAGACCAGTCAGGCAGCTTTGTGCTAAATGAAGTGACTTTGACAGATTGCCGCATCAGCTATTTGGCGGGCGATGACAGCAGGTTTGACACCGTAATGGCCGCAGAGCTTACGGCAAAGGTGGTGATTGATACCCAAACGCTGGATGACTTTGTTTTGGATTTAGCAGGTGCGGCTGAAGGTCGTTTTCTAGTCAAATTGGAGCAAGACAGCACGCTGGAATTTATTGGCTATGTTTTGCCCGATTTAGCGGAGCAAGAGGATTTGCCGCTGGAAGTTGGCTACCTGTTGACTTTAAAAGCCACCGATGGACTGGGAAGGCTTAAAACGATTGATTACAACAATAACGGACTTCCATACGGCGGTGAAACAAAGTTAATAGACATAATCCTCAAATGCTTAAACAAGCTGACCGCAGTAAGTGCGGAATACGGCACCAAAGCGGATTTCTTAAAAACGCTTGTAAATTGGCATGCGGAGCAATACAACTACGCAAACACCATAGACCCGTTATTAGTCACGCGAGTACCTGAAAGGGCTTTTTACCGCAAAGACACCAAAGGCAACTATAAATGGCTTAATTGCTTTGAGGTGCTGCAAATAATTTGCAAAGCATGGGGCGCTCGGATGCTTTATAGCTCTGCTTCTTTTTGGTTTGTGCAAGTCAATGAGCTTGCAAACCCGACAAACCGAAAGTTTTTCAACTACAGCAAAACCGGCACGCAAACAAGTGCGACAATCAGCATTCAAAAAACGCACGACCAAAACAGCGCAAGCAGTGACTTGGTAAGGATTTCAGGCGGCAAATTTACTTTTTTGCCACCGCTCAAACATGTGCAAATTGACTACAAGCATATAGCGACGGAGAATCTGTTAGCGGGCGAAACTTTCCCAAGAAACACGCCTTTTNCATTTGGTGATGTGGATTGGCAAAACAATATCGCAAGGTTTTATGTCGCTGCAAATTTCAGCTATTCAGTAACAAACAGAGCTGACCCGCCTGGGGTTATTGGGCTTTACCTTGTTTTTTCTTTTCGCATTGAAGTTGAAGATTTGTATTTGTCGCGACCTGTAACGTTTAGCGGCGGCAATGTGGTTTATGGTAGTCAAATTTGGAGCGGCACAAGTTCAGCGCGTTACCAGATTGCGCTTTATGTTCCTGAAGACGAAGAAACCCATTTTGCAGATATTGGATTTTTGACCGAGCTTTTGCCCGCATCCGGTGAATTTGTTTTTGATGTTACTTTAGACAAAGTATTTGATGCAGCAGGTCAGGAGTTAAGCCTGACCGTAAACCCGCCAGGAACTTTTAATTGGGCAATGGATAACGTCATTGTCGAACACCTCTACGAAGGCACCTTTTCAAATCAATCCGACATTCGCCGATTCAAAGCGACAAACGACACCACCGGCAACAGCGCGACAATTGACGATGAAACACTTTTAGGCGATGTATCGGCGTAAACAGCCCAGGTCATTTGCAGGTGTTAAACGACAGCGCCGCATGGGTTTTAGCCGAGGATTGGCGGGTTGGCAATTCAGGTAGTTTTGTGCCGTTTACAGCGCTACTTTGTGCTGAAGTGATACGCGGCCAATTAACNCCNATTCGCAAATTTAATGGTCAATACGACAACAAAGCCTCAAGTCTTTACAGAGCGCATCACGTGATAGACCATGCCTGGGGTAAATTGGTGATGATGAGTGCGGAATTCGATTTGTACCTGGATTCTGCAAATGGCATTTGGTTTTACATTGACCCGCAGGCTACAGGATGGACGCAGGTAGATGCCGTTGACTATCCCGAAGGTGAGGGCCTTGAGGATGGTACGCCGCGACTCAGAAGCATAACACAGGACGAAACGGCAATATCAGGCGCTGATGAATTTTTCCGAGAGGATTTTACCAATATTGTCGATGAGCTAAACGTAACAGTCAATAATGGCGTTTTGCCGGTTGATCCAAACCGCGTGCAGGTGTTCAAAAACGGTGAACTGCTAAACCCAGACGATTACACCATTTCGGGAAGTACAATCACGCTTGACAGCACCGCAAGTCTTTCAGACGTTTTTGAAGTGCTGTTTAGTGCAGCGTTAAGCTATACACCACCTGGCACATTCTTTAGACAACGATTTGACAACGTTACCGACACAATTACAGTAACTGTCAACAGTGGCAATTTGCCGAGCAACAAAGAGCAACTTGTGGTTTTTCAAAACGGACAACTAATTAATCCAACTGCATACAGCGTGGCAGGTAGTGTCATTACACTTAGCTACCCTGCATTTGTGGGCGACATGGTAGAAGTTTTATTTCCGATTCCTTTCGGGCAAATTCAAACAGGGGTAAGCTACCGAGAGCAACATACAGGTATTACCACTTCAATAACCGCAACAGGGGTTTTGCCGACAAATGCAGATGCAATTCAGATTTACCAAAATGGGTTACTTTTGCAGGAGGAATACTATACCATTGCAAACAACACGATAACCCTGACATACACGGCTGAAACCACAGATACTTTTACAATAACATACATCAAATGAAGCATATTTTAATTTTCATCCTGCTTTGCCTTGCCTCTGAGCTTTGGGCGCAATACCCAAACGGCGCAAATAAACTTGTATTAGGCCGACAAACCACCGGCGACGGCTTAATATTTCGCGGCGACAGCATTCCATCATTCACCCCAACAAGCAACGCAAACGCCTGGTTCTTTTTGGACACCGCAGCACAGGTACTTTACACGCACATCGGCGGCACGTGGGTATCATTGGCTGACACTATTACAAGCGGCGGCACGGTTACCCTGAGCGGTGAAGTGGTAGGCGCAAGTAACGCGACAAAGTTAGACACTGTTGATCGTGTAATTTTTGACCCTACCAACGGCGGAGCGGATTCGACCTACAAGCTGACGTATAACGCAAACGATTTTACCCTACATTTCGGCATGGGTTTAGGTGGTGAGGTTTATCAAATGGGTCAGGAATTATACTACCCGCCCTGCATAAACAAAACCGCATCCACTATCTATGCAGGTCAACCCGTAATGATTGATACAAGCGGCATCATCCAAGGCGATAGACTTGCAGTCATGCCGGCATTCGCAAACGGTTTGCCCGCAAATTACATTGTCGGCGTAGCGGCGCACGACATAGCGCCCGACGCTGAGGGGCTTGTAACGTGGTTTGGCTATGTGCGGGAAGTGGATGAATCAGACATTGCCGCGTCAGGTGTTACCTTAGACGTGGGCGACATTCTCTACCTTTCAGCCACACCAGGCAAATACTCCGACATTGAACCCGCAGCGCCCGCTATAAATAGCACCATTGCCCTGGTAGTGCGAAAGCCAAATGCAAATAACATGACGTTGTTAGTTAGGCCGTGGCTAAATGAAAAGTTGGGCGATTTAACCGACGTGGATTTGAGCGGCATTGCGGACGGTGATGCGCTTGTGTGGGATTCAATTAACGGAGTGTGGGAAGGTTCTCCCAAACAAGACCCGCTCAATGGCACCGGATTAGTAAAAAGCACCGGAGGCACTATTTCGTATGTTACCGATAATTCAGCAGATTGGAACGCGGCGTATAATGACCGCATTACAGGCGCGGCGTTTACGGGTAGCACAACAAAGACGCTGACCTTGACTCAGCAGGACGCGGGCACTGTTACGGCATCATTCACTGACTTACAAGGCGTTACAAGCGTAGCGACAGGCGTAGGGTTGACAGGTACGATAACAACAACAGGCACAATTAGTGCAGATACCACCGTATTAGCTTCAAAGACATGGACGGAAACGCGGGGGTATTTGACCTCAGAAGTGGACGGAAGTGTGACCAACGAGGGGAGCTTGACCGTGGGCGCAGGTAGCGGTACAACAAGTGTAATTAACTCAAATACCTCCGGCAGTACGGGTGTAACCATTTCGGCATCCACAGGGCTTTCAATTAGCGAGGCGGGTAATACAATCACGCTGACTAACAGTGCGCCGGATCAGACCGTGTCTTTGACAGGCGCGGGCATCACTTCGATTTCAGGCACTTATCCGAGCTTTACAATAACAAGTACAGAAGTGGACGGCAGTACGTCAAACGAACTGCAAAGCCTTACACTTAGCGGCCAATCATTAGGCATCACGAGCGGAAGCGGCGTAACACTTCCTGTGGTAGGCATCACCGCTGGAACTGGCATCAGTGCAACGTCAAGTAGTGGAAATTTCACCATCACCAACAGCGCACCCGACCAAACAGTGGCGATTACCGGAGGGACTGGTATTAGTGCAACAGGAACCTATCCCAATTTTACGCTTTCAGTAACTGACCAAAGTGTATCTAACGAAGGCTCCCTCAGCGTTGGCGCAGGTTCCGGTACATCCAGCGTTATTAATTCAAACACCTCCGGCTCAACCGGAGTGACGATAAACGCCAGCACCGGGCTAAGCATCACCGAAACATCGAGTAGTATTACATTGACAAATACGGCTCCCGACCAAACTGTATCACTTAGTGCGGGTACGGGTATCAGCACGTCAGGTAGCTACCCTAACTTCACAATTACCAATTCAAATCCTGACCAAACAGTATCATTGTCATCAGGCACGGGCATCAGCACCTCCGGCACGTATCCGAATTTCACCATCACCAACTCCGCACCTGAAGCCACCAGCGCGCGGAACGTTAACGCCACAGGTGCGAGTATCTACCGTGCGGAAGTCGGCAACGAATTGCAGTTTAAAAAGCTGGTGCAAGGGACGAACATCACGCTAACTGAAGCAGATAGTACGGTAACGATTGCGGCGAGTGGGGGAAGTTTCGGCACCGTTGCAGCTAATAAAGTAGCTTTTGGAGCGGCAACAGGGGATACATTAACTTCAGATACGGATTTAAACTATGATGCAGCGAATAATGTGCTTGACGTTGGAACTGTTAAAATACAACTTGGCTCTATTACTTTCGATAATCTTGGAGGCGCAATTATAAGTAAATCCCAGCACCCAACAGCAGCAGGACAAAATTTAATTTTACGAGCGGGCGCGGCTGTTTCGGCAGGTGGTAATTTTGCTGGAGGTACATTATTGTTGAGTTCAGGAAATGCAAGAGGCACAAGTGGAAGCGTTATCACATTTTTGACAGCATCTCCCGGGACAATTTCCACAGACGTTGCCACAACAGAAAAAATGCGGTTAACTTCAAACGGCCAATTAGGAATAGGTACTACCTCCCCTAATAGATTGCTACACGTCGAAGGCGAAGCCCGTATAACAGACCTCACCACCGACACACCGACGCGGATTGTCGGCGCGGATGCGGATGGAGATTTGGGCGAAATTACCACAGGTAATGGTTTGACAATAACAAGCGGTGCGCTTAGGGTTGACACTGCCACTATTGCCACCGTCTCAGCGGTGAGGGACACCGCATCCACTTTGCGCGGATTAATAGCGGCGGCTGGCACTGACTTCGGCACGGTAGCAGCCAACAAGGTAGCGTTTGGGGCGGCAAGCGGGGATACGTTGACCTCAAATACTAATTTGCATTGGGATAATACAAATGGGCGGTTGGGGATTAATAACACGTCACCAAGTGAGCGGTTGCATGTGGGAGGTATTGCAAGGGCTACTACATTGCAATCTAATAGCTTTTCAACACAAATATTAAGCATTGGAAACCCAGCACCTACGGGTTCACTTGGTGAAAATGTAGTAATTAGTAATCATCAATTACCAAGCGCAACTTATAGTTCAGCGGTTGACGGCTATGGTAATGTGTCGGTAGGAAGTTTTGCGTTAATAGGATTAACCACGGGTTTTCAAAATTTTGCTTTTGGCCGTTCTTCTATGTTTTCAAACACGTCCGGCTATAATAATACAGCAATTGGAGTGAATTCAGCTTATAGTAATACCACAGGTAATGATAATTTGGCAATTGGTACTCAGTCGTTATATGCAAATACAACAGGCGCGTTAAATATAGCAATTGGCAGCGATGCGGTGAAAAGTGCTGTATCATCAAATTTTATAGTCGGCATTGGCTCTNNGAGCCTTGCAAATATTACAGGTGCAAATAATACGGCTATTGGTTCGTTTAGTGGAGCTTACATAAATTCTGGTTCAAACAACGTAACCTCAGCAAATTCTATTTATATCGGCTACGACACACGAGCATCGGCCAACGGCAACACAAACGAAGTCGTGGTTGGCTACGAAGGGCGCGGCAATGGCTCCAACACAACTACCCTCGGCAACACGTCCACCACAGGCACATTTTTAGCGGCGGGCAATCTCAACCTTACAGGGCAAGCGCCAACGGTGATGCAAACGGCACGCCAAACCACCGCAGGGCAAGCGGGTAACAACCTAACTATCAAAGTCGGCGGCGCGGCAAGCGGCGCGACAAACGCGGTGGGCGGCGATTTGATTTTGGAAAGCGGGGTAAGTACAGGCACAGGTTCATCGAACATCATTTTTGAAACGGCGGCGGCGGGTAGTAGTGGAACGACGGATAGAACGCCTACTGAGCGGATGCGGATTGATGGAAATGGAAATGTGGGTATTGGAACCTCAACGCCAGGTGTGCCTCTTGATGTAATTACAAATTCATCTGATAAGGCAATTAGAATTAGGGGCACTTTGCCTAATGTTGAATTTACATCTGCTGACGGCACGACAAGTTACTCAAAAATTGAAGGTAGTAATTCACAATTAAGGCTAACGGCAGCTCCGTTTCGCGCAATGGATTTTTTTACAGGCAATGCAAGACGAATGATTATTACGAGCACAGGTGCTGTTGGTATTGGTACAAGCACACCAGCTACCTTACTTCATGTCAATGGTAATTTTTCCCGCAACGCACCTGTAACCGTTACTGCAAACGATACGATAACGGCTGGTCAAAATTGGATTATTTGCAACGGGACAGGAAGCATAACACTAACTTTTCCAACAGCGGCTTCAGGAATGGAATTGATGATAAAAACAATCACCGCAAATACAGTTGTCAGCGCCTCCTCCAACGTCGTACCACTCGCGGGCGGCTCCGCAGGTACGGCAATCCTACCTGCAACCGACGGAGCATGGGCAACGCTGGTAAATGATGGAACGAATTGGATAATAATGCAAAGTGGACAATAAACTAACTAAAATGAAATACTTAATTCCTATTGTTTTGGGCTTTCTTTTTGCCCTCGCGTGTATAAACGCCACCGCACAAACCATCACCTTTGATACGCTATACTTTGAGCGCGTCAATGGGCAATTGTTCCAAATTACCCGCACGGAGTTTGATAATGGCAGTTACAGCCAAACCCGCTACGCTGCAGACAGCGCGGCGGTGCTCAGGCTGTATGCGGATGAAATCGAGCGCGAAGCAGCAAAGCTGGCAGAGGCAGCGCGGCAAACGGTCACGATACCCGCCTTTTCAGCGCAAAGCATTCGGCGCAATAACATCCTAAATACGCAAATTGGAGCGCGGCCAATTATTGATATTCAGAACCGCTACGAGGGGCAATTCTTAGAAACCGCATCGAATACCGTTTGGCAATTGCGCAGCCCCGATAACAGCGTGCAGGAGGTTGTATTCAGCAAAACCGCTACGGGTCAGCTAATTTATAAAGCAGGTGAAGACGCAAACAAACCCGCGATTCTGTTCGGCCAAATTATGCGTTTGAATAACTATCCGTCCACAGGTCAGGCGTCTTTTTTTGTTTCAATTGCGCGATCGCGTTTGGCAGGATATTGACGGCGAATATTTGCTTAGACTTATAAACCCGCAAAGACGATGAAAATCCGCCGCCTTGTTCGCACTTTTGCCGCTATGCCGATACCCGCTTACAATGCAGGGGCGGTCATTTGCCGGCATTTGGGATACCCTGTTGAAATGGCCGACAGGTTGCGCGAGCTGGTAAAGTGGGAGCGGTACAAAATGTTTGTCAGGTGACGACCTACGATGCGGCACGCGTTTACATCGAGCGGTACAAGGACGACTTGCTAAACCGCAAAATGGGCAAAAAAACGCTGGCGCGGTTAATTATTGCGGAGCATCAGTCACACTTTACAATAGATGATCTCGAGAAAATCCGAAAGGCAATCCGGGACTTGACAGGAGAGGGCAAAGGAATTAAACCCGTTATTATGCTAAACAACGACGCGCACAAAGGGGAGCTTTCAAAATTGCCGCTTTCGGTAGTGAAGCCAAGGCAGGAGTATAATTTGCCGGATGGTAAGTATTTGGTTTTGTCGGATATACACTTACCGTTTCATGACGCTCAGGCACTTGAAACCGCAATCCAGGAGGGCAAACGGCAGCAAGGTCACAGGGGTGTACTTGAACGGCGACACGATGGACATGTTCCAAATATCCAATTTCACTAAGTTTGAAAAGTCAGTTGACATTGGCGAAGAAGTTACAACCTGCAACAAATTTCTCGCATACCTGCGCGAGCAATTCCCACAAGCGCAAATTTGGTATAAAGTCGGGCAATCATGAGGCGCGGTTTGAACGCTACATTTGGGCAAACATGCCACAATTAGCGCCGCTAATTGCTGAAAAGATGGGAGAAAGCATGGGGCTTGCAGCGCTATTGTATTTGGAGGAATACGGCGTGACTTATGTAGGGGATCGGAATATCACCTATGCGGGCGACCTTGCGCTTTTGCACGGCCATGAATTTGGCTCCAGCGTCTTTTCNCCCGTCAATCCCGCACGCGGCGCGTTTCTCAGGGCAAAAAGCAGCGTCCTGATTGGCCACCNACCACCAAACAAGCACCCATCACGAAGGCAACCTTGCGGGAGATAAAATCGCCTGTTTTTCAACAGGCTGCCTTTGCGATTTGTCGCCCAATTATAGACCGTTTGCATACACGCGATGGAACCACGGCGCGGCGGTGGTGGAGGTCAGAGGAAAGGATTTTTGGGTAGATAATTTCAGGATTGAAAACGGAAAAACGTTATTAATATGAGGTACTTTAAATATTCCGAGTTTGACAGCCCGCTTGAAAAGGGTAGCGGCATGCGGATGAAAAAAAGCACGCTAACAAAGCTAATACAGGCGCGGGAAGCGTACGGCTGGCCTTTGCGGATTACGTCGGGCTTTCGAGTGCAGGCTGACTTTGAGCGCCTGAAATCCAAAGGCTATGAGGTTGCGCGTAATTCTTCCCACTTCAAAGGCTATGCCGCGGATTTGCTCGACTTGCGCGGGATGACGACTGAGCGCTTTGTGGCACTTTGTGATGCAATGTGGAATGCAGGGTTTAGACGCTTTGGCATTATGCGGGGTGCGCTACATGTAGATGATGATCCGACAAAAAACGCTCCGCGAATTTGGAAGTATGCAAACACTCCGGATCACCTCTGGGAAAAGATGCGCAAATGGTTTGACGCTAAAAATAAACCCCATGATTCAGCAAATTAAAAACATCATCACGTCTATAAGCGACAGCACGTTATTCCTAATCGCGGGCGGCTTCATTGGTGCGCTAATTTACGCGCGGCAACATAAACTCAAACTTTGGGAGGCAATTGCGGCGGTAGCGTTAGGAACGGCATCGAGCGCGGCGCTGGGGCCTTTCATTGTTCATTACTTTGGATTGCAGGCGCAAAATAGCGCTTATGCGGCGGTAGGGTTTATGATTGGCATGTTAGTTAAGGAAGTCGCTGAGCTGCTGTTTAAGTTGCTGGATGAACTCCAGGCAAACCCGAAATTATTAACCGATTTCATTAACAAAATAAAACGAAAATGAGCAAAGAAAAGCCAATCGGCGACGTAGCACGCGCAATCATCAACCTGAGCCTAAACCTTGCAGAAAGCCAGGTAAAAAACCGAGTAACTGATGAAACGCTCTTAAAGGGCGTAAACACCGCACTACCTTTGATTCGGGAGATTGTTGAAGAATTGAACGATGATAACCCGGACAACGCAAAGCAGATTAAAGAAACGCTGCTGGCGTGGACAAACGAACCGCTTGCGGACTACCTTGAAACTGTGCTGGCAGAACTTGAAAGCAAGTTGGAAAACCCGAACGAGCGCTTGTTAGTGGGCTTTTTTGGGCGCAAATGTCATCGCAATTTTGCGACTGATGACCGACCTGGAGCCGGACAACGTGGAGCAGATTCGCAACTATTGGAAGGATGAAGATTTTGTAGCAGATGTACAGGAGGTGTTAATTACCAACCTACTTTTGCCCGCGCTTGAGAAAAAAGGCGTAACGCCTGAAGTGCGGAATTACA